CAATTTGAAGAAGTGTCCAAACATCACCTGGAAGAGTTATAGTTATAGAAGCTTTAAAAAAAAATAAGATAACAGGTCCTAATACATAGTTCCATACTAATATAAAAATTAATACGTACATTAACAGGGGCCTCCAGCTCGATGCGAACCAGCCCGCTTTGGCCTCTGCTTCAATAATTTTTGCTGCAGCTTGTAATTCTTGTGTATTAGATTGTAGTAATTGAGTTTGTAGATCTGCTTTTAATTTTGCTTGTAAATCTTTATCAGGAACTGATTTTTCAATTGTATTAAATAAAATCTTTGCTAGAGGTGCAATAGCTCCTAACATTTGAATCATGGTTTAGTACCACTTCGCTTTTCTTTTCTTATCTGGTAACATTGCTTTTTGACCACCAACTTGTTCAAATTGTGTTTCTTGTGGATTAGTCATTTCAACTTCAACTGCTTGTGCATAATCATCACTATTTAAAAATTGTGAATGATCAACTTGAGTTCCATATGCAGATCTTGATGTTTTTTTTATTTTTTTGGCCATATTTATTCCTATTAGTTAAATCCTTGCTTATTTTGTTTTGCAAGAGATACTCCGGCACGCAGTTTAGCTAAATTTTCGTTTTGTTCAAGCTTATTTTCATTATTCTGTTGATTCATTAAAGCTCTCATTTTGTCTAAGTTCAATCTATCATCAGCTTCTTTGCGTTTTTGCTCGTTTTCCATAGCTCTTAAGTCAACTTCACGTGATTTAAGCTTCAATAATGGGTCCGAATCAAATTGAGAAGTAATTTGGTTTTCCTCTTTCATGAAATCTGATGTCATTTCAGCTACTAATACAGATTTTCTAGATTCAATCTTTTGCATCATCATTTGTAACTGTTGTGCAATAGCAGGATTTTGAGCTGCTTGTTGTTGTAACATAGGTAACTGTTGTAATTCTTTTGAAAATTCTAATTGAACTTGTTCTTGGGACATAATTGAAATGTGTTCAAGTATATTTTTTTGAATTGCAGCAACTATAACTGGATTATTTCTAACCATATTTAATTGCATGAAATTTAAATGAGCTTCAATATGTGCTCTATGATCTTGTCCTGGGAAAGCTTGGAATGGTTGAGCACCCATTGCACTAATATGTTCTAAACTTGGATCTATTGGAGTTGGTCTAGTTGGAGGAGGTAATATCAAATCAATATTATCTACACCAATCGCTTGATACATATCTTTGTAAGCTTGATATAAATTATGAATCTGTGGATTAGATTGAGCAAGTTGTAATTGAGTTTGTGCTAAACTGATTCTTTGTGTTTGAGAAAATATATTTGGATCTGCAACTGGAACAATATCAACTCTATCATCAAAGTCCGCAACTTTAATTTGTTTATTTCCACCTACTACATCGTATGGATATATGGGTGGTAAATATGTTTTAAATACATTTGCTAATAATTTAAATTCTTGTTTTAATGAAGCATAAATTCTTTTGTGTATTGCAGACATAACTCTTGAGCCACGTTCCAATAATGCTAACGTTGTACCTACTGCCGCTTGTTGGTTTCCTTCACCCACTTGATTATCTGCGATGCTCGCGAATCGTTGACCTGCTTGAACAACAACTCCCATTAAAGTTAATAATGTTTGATCTGGTCCCTTAAATGGCAATGTCATAAAGTTATCTTTAATATTTCCTCCTGGAGCGTCGACATCTCTCCATTCTCCTGGTTGTAATGGTTGTGCGTCATCTCTAACTCTAATACCACGCATTTTAAATCCAGCTGGTAAGTTAGCTAATGTTCCTGCATCTAATAATTGTCTTAACGCAGATGTAGCAGTTCTTGATAAACCACCAATCATATGAATTAAACCAAAACCATAGAACCCTAAACCTGGTAAAAATTTAAAGTGTACAAAGTAATTAATTTTATTTTTTTTAGGATCTGTTTCATAGAAATTACGTCTTATAGATAAAACTTCTCTAGAAGATTCTTCAATAGTTACAACATATGGAAGCTTAATTCCTGTGGGCTCACCAGTCTGTGGATCTTTATCTTCAAATCCTTCCAGATCTAAATAAACATGACACTCTAATAAAGTGTAAATGTCATCTTGTTTTTCAACTCTAATACCTTCTAATTTTTGTTTCTTTTCTTTTAATTCATCTGTTTGTATAGCGGGTTCACCAAGTTCAACATCTCTATAGAAACCACTTACTTGTTGTTTTCTTAAATCATTTGCTGAAATTTTAATTGCATGAATTACTGCTTCAGCATCTTCTAATGAAGTTGCAGAATAAGGAACAACTAAATCTTCAGCTGGAATAAATTTGGATACAGCTCTTCCTAATAATTCATCGTAATAAACTTTTTTAAATGTAGATCCTGATAATGGTAAATAAAATAACATCTGATCAAATTCAGCTTCGTATTCTTTCATTACATCCATAATCTCGTAGTTCATGAAATCTTTAACTCTATTTGCTTGATCTTGTCTTTCAGGAGTTATTGCTCCAACTATTTGAGTTCTAACTGGACCATCTGCTGGAAGTAATTCTTTATAAGCTTGTGATTGAAATTGTGTTACTGATTCTGCAAGTACTGGATGTGTAACACCAGACGCACCTTTAAAAGGTTCTGTTCGTTTTTCATATTTAAATCCTAAAAGATCTAAACCATTTGTATATGTTGTTTCCCAATCTTGTCTGGAAGAACGATAGTCAAGATAGTTATCAACTAGATCTGCACCTATTTCTCCTAATTCTTGTTCATCAATTATTTCTGCTAAATTTGAAGAATGATTATCTGATTGTAATTCTTGAGTCGGGTCAAAAGAAACTTCTACGCCACCATCTTCCATTTGATTCATTTCAACATTTTCACTTGTAATCTCTGGAACTGTTTCGTTTATAGTTTCTAAACTAATTTCTTGTTCTTTAAATTCTGGATCTGATGGAGTTGGGGTAACATTTGGTAATGATTTATCTATTTCAGCCATGATTATATTCTATCTTTTTTTAAATAATGATTCAACACCTTGTGAGTTAGGACCTTTAACAGGTGGTGTTGTTTTTGTCAAATTGGTATTAACTGTTCCACCATTAGCAAGGTCTATTTGAAATCTTCTTCTTAAATATTCTTCAACAGGCATAGGTGAATAAGATTTAGGAGGTGCTACATCTTTTGGTTCAAACATAGGCATAGTTTGTAATATATAATCCTCCAACGTATCAAAATTTGGTTTCTTTGCTTCTATGTTTCCTGCTAATTCTTCTTCTGAATAAGATTCATATTTACTTAATGGATCTTCGGGTCCTAACTTATTCCCCTCTTTTTTTCTTTTTACAATTCTACCACCGTTTTTCATTTCAGGTAATTCAGGTATTAAAACATTAACGTCAGGTATATTATCTTCATACCAACTTTCTGGAACTTCTTCCCAATCTCCTGAAAGACCAATTTGTGAAAAAGGTTTCATAAAAGTTATACCACCTCCTTTTGGTCCAATAGAAATACCCCACCTACTAGATGTATCATCTTGAACATTTGGTATGATACTTAAACCTATTCTAGGATCTTTTATATCTTTTTTATTATATTGACCAAATTCTCCACCTATATTTTTATCAGCAAAATCTAAATCAAGACCAAATAATGTATTTCCTTTATAAAAAGGTAAAAGAGATTTTTTACTTAATAACTCTTTTTTGTTTTCTCTAATTTCTTCTTCTATTTCTGCGTCTGTCTGTTTAGGTTCTTTTACTTCCCCCCCTTTTTTATAATTGAATACAGGCGATCCTTTACGTTTTAAAAATCTTCTAAAGCCAGAATTTGTATCTGGGAATGATTCAGGGTCTTCATTAATTAATTCTATAAATTCTTCTTTAAGTAATTTTTTAACATCTTCAGATACAGATCCACCGTCTTTAAAGTTTATATCAGATGGATCAAAATTTGGATCATCTGGTAATCTTCCTCTTGTATCTTTAGTAGTTTTTAATTTATTATAAACTTCATTTAAACTTTCATTAGTATTCTTACCTGTAATTAATTCTTTAGCTTTACTTCCAAATATATTTTCAAATACATCTTCCGCTTTACCTCTTGATAATTGATCTATTTGTTTTGCATTTAAAGATATTAAATCATCATCTAAAAATTGTTTAATTAAAGTTTCAGCTTCAATAGTTTTTTTACTAATAGAAGCAACCCCTTTTTCTTTCATTAAACTTTCAAGTCCTGGCCCTGTAATCTTTTCTTTAGTTGCAAGATCTACAACATCAGCAGTTATTTCTTTTGGTTTAACAACTCCTAAAATTCTTTCAACGTTATCATTAAATGTTTTTAATTGTCTTTCAGTAAATTGACCTACATAGTCAGAAGCATTTTGAATTATACCTTTCATACTATCTACAACTTCAGGTTTTGAATAATCAAATTCTTTTGGGGTTACAGGTCTATTAATTAATCTATCTATCTCTGATCCTGGTATTGGAGTTACATTTGTTCTACTACCAATATTAGGTTTAATCCCTAACTGTTTTAAATTTTCAAATAGTCTAAATAGGATTTGTTTCATTGGTTATCTTTGTTACCTCTAGTAGTATTCCCTGTCTTCATGAATAATTTTTTCATCTTCATAGTCCTCTGGGTGTTCAATAAAGCCCCCCTGTCTAAATCTCATTAAAGCCTGTGTCATTGAGTCAACAAGGTCATCGTGATCCCCAAAAGGAAAAGCCGCGCATTCCTCAATAACCTCTTCTGCAAACTTATGGTCTGGAGCCCATATCTGACCTGATTCAAATAACGGCGCTACAGCATTTATTCTGGAATGCTTATCATTTCCTCTACTCGGTGTAAAGTTAATGACAGGTATACCCATCTTACGTAATTCATAAGTTAGTGGTAATCCTGATGCTTTTGATTCTACAATCACCGAATCTGGTTTCCAATAGTGATATTGTTCTAATGCTTTACGTCTTAACTCTGGAAACTCTAATCTTTCTTTTACTGAATCTAATAGTATTAAATTAGGTCCACTATCCTCGTTTGGATAGAACACACCCCAAGTCGTGATTGCAGAAAAATCGGCAGTTTCTTTTTTCATGAATGCCGTGTCATAACTTTGAATCACATGATACAATTCTGGAATATAATCTTTATCCCATTTTCTCCACCATTCACGTTTAATAATTGAACCTTCTTCTGATGTTGGATTCTGCATCCACTGTGCATTCCATTTCTGTAATGATAGAGATGCTTTAACTGATTCTAATTCTTCTAACTTCCAATACTCTGGCCATACAGGTTCATTGTTTGGAAGGATAGCTGGAAATTCTATAACCTCCCATTGATCAGACTTTAATTCTTTTTGAGCCCCGATCAACGATCCGGTAAGATCTTTCAAAGACCAACGCGTCATGACTACAACAATCTTTCCACCAGGTTGCAATCGCTGACGAGGTCCTGATGTATACCATTCATAAGCACGTTCCAGCGCTTCTGGATTCATGGCATCTTGTTCCGAGTGCGGGTCATCGATAATAAGTAAATCCGCTCCGCGGCCCGTGATGGCCCCACCGACACCGGCTGCAAAGTATTCACCTCCTTGATCCGTTTCCCAACGGCCCGCGGCTTGCGAATCTTCTCTTAGTGTAGTTTTAAAAAATGTTTTATATTCTTGGCTATCAATTAAATGTTTTGCTTTTCTACCAAAGCGTACTGCAAGTTCAGTAGTATGGGTTGTTTGAATAATTTTTAATTTTGGATTACGACCGATCATCCATGCAGGTAATAAAAAAGATGCAAATTCTGATTTGGTATGCCTTGGTGGCATATTGATTATTAATCTATTAATCTTTCCTTCTGCAAGACGATTAAATTGTTCAGCAATTTTTTTATGATGTGAACCTTGTATAAAATCTGGCCATACTGCTTTTACAAAAGTTAAGAAATCTTTATTTACTTTTTCTTCTTTTTTCCTCTCATCTAACTTTATTGCATACTTCATAAAGTCTTTCCGTGCATCCACGGGAAGCTTATTCAGATCTATCTTACTTACATCCATATAATTTTTTTATAATTTTTTTTGTAAAATTTTTTCACCTTTGATATTTTTTTACAATGTATTTATCACGGTTGAATGTCTAAATCTAGGTTTAAAGGGTGTTTCTTTGGGACCCCTATATGTATTAAGGGGGATGGGGGGTCACGGACTATCGACATACCAGATCCAGTTGGGACCCATAGGAGTCGCGCAACAGCGCGACGACCCCCGAGCCGCGAAGCGGCGACGGGCGCAAGCTGCCCGCGCAGCGGGCTGTGACATTTTTGCAACAGTGTATCCACAATGCAACAGTCCACCGTTCCCGGCCCCCGGCCCGCGAAGCGGGCCCGAAGGAGGGAGAGCCGCGCAGCGGCCGAGGACCGAGCACGCCAGGCGCACAACCTATGCGTGTATAGCGCAACGCGAGTATACTTCTGGCGCGAATTGTGGCAAAATTAAGGCAACGCCTGCGACACTATGTCGCATTGACATATCGCGTTCCGTTGATCTCGCATCGTGATTCGTGAAGAAATATATATTTGATTAACTATTGACTTGACTATTATTATGGGATAATCTATTATTATAAATAGAAAGGATGAATATGAAACACATAACTAAACAAGACTTATATCAGTTCAATACTGATATGGATGATATCGCGGATCTATTCCTTGATGTTATCAACGGTAAGAATGATGCGAAGGAGATTAAAGATATAATCGAATTTGCAATTAACAAACCAATAAAGGAGAATGAATAATGACACTAGAACAACTATCACACAACTACTTCCATAACTGGTTAAGTGGTGAGTATAACGAAGGTGAGTTTATGGGCAAAGCTTCTCACTTATCAACAATGTTTATTGACGAAGCGCGATCATTGGCTCTTGCTCCGCATGAAGATATCATGGCTGAAGCAGAGACTTTAGAAGAAGCGGTGAACGAGAAGATATCAGATTGGAGCTGCCAGTGATTGAGTTCTTTAGAGATGCGTACGCGTTCCTCGTAACGGGGGCCGGCGTAACGCTATTGGTTGGTGTGTTGTTGTATTGGTATGCTGTGCATATTGATAGCAAGCAATATGACGACTTTGATAAGAAGTACCGCGAATCGAGAAAGGATAACAAATGATTGCTAAAGAGCACGGAGTTAAGAAGACTTGGGATGGCTACAGAACTTATGCCAATGTTCAAGATGGTAAATACTTAATGCCTATCAATTGGGCAAGCGCTTTGTTTAAAACAAAGAAGGAAGCTAATGATTATATTAATAAATTAGCTAAAGATAATAACTGGATTTAAGAATTAGTCAGTTTGCCATAGTTGATTAATGCATCCTGGATCGCGGTCCAATCATCCTGGGCCGTGATCTTTGCGTCGCTAAGCGAGATGCGCAGTTCGTTGATCGCGGAGCTTTCATAAAGTATTGCGAAGCGAGGAGCGGGGGGCTTGACCAAGATAAAGTTACGCTTTGTCATGGTCGTATGAAATAGAATCTGGTGCGGGGAAAGATGTATTTTATTACCATTTGCAACTTTAAGTTCACACATAAAAAAACCACAAGAATCATTATATCCCAATAGATCTGGAACTCCAAAGGATACCCAAGACTCTAATCTTGTCCACTTAATTTTAGGTGTATTTTTCTTAACTTGTTGCCAAAATTTAGACTCTGGTTTCATCGTACTTAAACGATTTGACTTGAGCGTATAACTTTAGACATTTTATGTTTTTGTGGTTCAGTAACTAGAACTAATCTGTGGGTTTCAAATGGACCTATTAACATGTTTTCCATTAATTTTATTTCTGTGATG